GCGCCAGTACCGCACCGCCTACCTCGAGGTGCCCAGAAAGAACGGGAAGAGCACACTCGCAGCGGGCATCGCCTTGTTTCTTCTCTGCCTTGATCGTGAGGAAGGTGCAGAAATCTACAGTGCAGCGAGCGACAAAGATCAAGCCAGTATCGTGTTCGATCAAGCTTGCCAGATGATTGAAGAGAACCCGAACCTCTCAACGATGCTCAGGATCTACCGCAACAAAACCATCGAGCATAAAAGCTCGAACTCGTTCTACAGGTCGCTATCCTCGGATGCGTTCACGAAACACGGGCTCAATGCTCATGGAGTCATCGTGGATGAGGTTCATGCTCAGCCAAACCGAGAGCTTTGGGATGTGTTGACGACCTCGACCGGGGCACGAAGGCAACCGCTTACGCTCGCACTCACGACCGCAGGTCATGATCGCCAGAGTCTATGCTGGGAGCTTCGCCAGTATGCCGAGGGCGTCAACGATAAGCTCATTCACGACCCGACTTTCTATAGCAAAATCTTCACCAGCACAGGCGATTGGAAGTCTGAATCGACTTGGAAACAAGCCAACCCCAACTATGGCGTGACCGTGAAAGAGGATTACTTCGTGAAGGCAGTCGCAGAAGCCAGCGCCAACCCTTCCCGAGAGAACGCCTTCAGAAGATTACACTTGAACCAGTGGACATCGCAGGAGACGAGATGGATCTCGCTCGAGCGTTGGGATGCGTGCTCCCGCGATCTCCCTGATCTATCCGGGAGGATGGCGTTCGGGGGGCTTGATCTGAGCAGTACCTTAGATCTCACGGCGTTCGTGCTTCTCTTCCCGCCTATCGAACCCAATGAACCCTACTGGATCGTGCCGACCTTCTTCGCACCCGCAGACGCAGCGAGGGAGCGTGAGCGAAACAACAAGCACAGGCTCGACGACTGGGAGCGCCAAGGTCTGATCGTGACTACACCAGGGCGATCGCTCGACTATAGGGCAGTCGTGGCGGTGATTGATGGCCTAGCAAGAAAGTACAACATTCAAGAGATCGCAGTGGACAGGTGGAACATCAACCAGATCAGTAAAGATTTGGAAACGCTGGGCAAGAATAACGGCAGGCCCGATTGGCTTGTTGGCTTCGGTCAAGGCTTCGCAGCGATGACCGCACCGAGTAAAGAACTTGAGGTCTTGGTTCTCTCCGAGAAGATCGCACACGATGGCAACCCGGTACTTAGATGGATGTTTTCAAATGTGCAAGTCGAGCGAGACAATGCAGGCAACATCAAAATGCACAAGGGAAAAGCGGTCGAGAAAATCGATGGCATCGTGGCGACTATCATGGCGCTCGGACGGGCGCAAGTAAGCAGCTTAAACGCAACCAACATATACGACACCCAAGGAATCACACTACTATGATTGAACGCATAAAAGGCTTTATCTCTCGGGCGCTTTCCCTATCGGGTGGCAACCTGAAAGACCCTCGATTGAATGAACTCTTCGGGGGCGCATCCACGGACTCGGGCGTCAGCGTCACACCCGATACGGCCCTCACCTACTCAGCGGTTTACGCTGCGGTGAGGTGCATTGCCGAGTCGGTTTCATCCTTACCGCTCAACTACTACGAACGCCTGCCGGGTGGTGGCAAGGCACACGCAAAAGCGAACCCGCTGCACACGCTCCTTCATGATGAACCTAACCCCGAGATGAGCTCGCTGCAATGGCGTGAGGCTTCGATGGCGCACTTGCTTCTTCATGGAAACTCTTACAGCGAAATCGTGCGTGACCTCGAGGGGAATGTGGTCGAGCTCTGGCCCATCGACCCGACCATCGTGACGCCCAAACGCACCGAGTCAGGCGAACTCTATTACGACCTACACCGAGGCAAAGCTTTTATCACCGCTGGCAATATGTTGCACATCCCCGGCCTATCATTCGATGGCATCTCGGGCATCAGCGTGATCGGCCTTGCCCGACAGTCGATCGGGTTATCGATGGCAATTGAAAGCTTCGGTGCTGGCTACTTTGGGCGAGGAGCTCGGCCCGGTGGCGTGTTAACTTTCCCTGGTCAACTATCACCCGAAGCACGGCAGAACCTGCGCCGGTCATTTGAAGAACTTCATGCAGGCGGTGCAAACAGTCACCGGGTCGCCCTCTTGGAAGCGGGCCTTAAATGGGAAGCGATTGGCGTGCCTCCTGACGATTCGCAGTTCTTGCAGTCGAGAGAGTTCCAAATCATCGAGATCGCAAGGTGGTTCAACTTACCACCCAACAAGCTCAAGGATCTTTCCAAGACGAGCTACAACTCCCTCGAGCAGATGGAAATCAGCTTCGTCGTGGACACGCTTCGCCCGTGGTTGGTGCGTTGGGAACAACAACTTAACCGCAAGATTATCAGACCGAAAGACAAAGGCACTTTCTTTTTTGAGTTCAATGTAGACGGGAAATTACGGGGCGAGATCGCTGCCCGTTATCAGTCGTACTCGGTCGCTCGCAACTGGGGATGGTTGTCGGTGAATGAGATACGAGAAAAAGAAAACATGAACCCGATCGAGGGTGGCGATGTGTATATGCAGCCGATGAATATGCAGTCGATCAACACCGCACCCACGGCAGCGCCTGCAACCGATCCGAGTTTGGTGGCAACCCAACCAACTCCACCAACCTTACCAAACCCTCCAGCGGACACACCCGCTCGCTCTCATGAGTCGATAATCCTGAGACTCTTGGACGATGCAGGTGAACGCCTGCAAAATGTGGAGTGTAGTGCCGTGAAGCGCTTTGCCAACAAACCCGCAGAGTTCTTAACCAAGCTCGATCACTTCTGTGCCGAGCATCGGGCCCGCGTCGTGTCCGCCTATGCACCCGTGCTCGAGGCGTTTGGCCTGACCACCGATCTCGATGGCCATGTGCAAAGGCATCTCGATCAGTTCCGTTCAACTTGGCTAGATTTCTCAGGCAGTGTGACCGCAGCGAAACTTGCCGAAGCAGTTTCCGAAAAGATCAACACCATGAAAGGGGTCAGCAATGAAAACTAATACCGTCGAACGCAGGTTCAGCACCGAGCTCAGAGTTGATGTCGCAGCGCAAAAGATCATCGGCTACGCAGCGAAATACGATCTTTCCTCAGAAGACCTCGGGGGCTTTCGGGAGTTCGTTCGCCCTGGTGCATTCACCCGCTCCCTCGACAGCAACCCCGATGTGAGGGCGCTCATTGATCATAATCCGAGCCTCATCCTCGGGCGCACCGTCTCGGGCACGCTAAGACTCGAGAGCGATGCGACAGGGCTCAAGGTTACCATCGACCCGCCCGATACCCAATATGCTGCTGATTTAATGGCAGTCATGGCCAGAGGCGATGTCTCGCAGATGAGCTTTGCTTTCACCACCAGTGAAGACGCTTGGGATCTGGTGGACGGTAAACGGGTGCGCAGTCTTCTCGCCGTGGAGCTCCACGATGTGAGTGTGGTGACTTATCCCGCTTACCCGGACACCTCGGTGGCTGTGAGGTCGCTTTCGATCTACACCCAGGACGCCATCAGGTCAGCGCAACGCCTGCGGGAGCTTCGCCTCCGGGGTGATCGGTAGTTCAGCAACTTGGACTAAGCAACCGCCTTAGTTCACGCAAACGCCTTTCCGTGGACTAGGGTGGGGGAATTCCTCCACCCTACCAAAGCCTATAAAAATAGAGCTTTTAGAAAATTCGTAAAAATACTTTCTAATTATCTATAATAAATAGTTCGTCACAGCGAACAATACTATATACTAACCACATAACGACTGACAAGTGATCAGTCGGGTGGGCTAAAAAGGAGATAGAAATGACTAAGAACAAAGTAATCAAAAAAGTAGAAAACAGATTTGGCTTAGAAGTCAGCATCCACGGAGATGTAAACAAAGGAGAATCAGCAAGCACCGGCGGAATGACATGGAATCTTTACGAAAAGACTATCGAAGAACTAAGAGCAAAAGTTAGCAAGCTACAGAAAAGTTGCGGTTATAGTGCTGGCAACTGGGGCGAAGCCAAGGTTTACGACGGCAAAGAAATTATCGGATTTATGTCTTTTGATGGCAGAATCTGGAAAGAACTTTTTGAAATGCCAAAGAAGACCGCGCCAGCAAAGGTAAAGGATTTAATTATGAAAAAAATCGCTAGTGGCTTGCGTGGCAAGACTAAAGCGGAAAAAGCGTCGAAGAAGTCGATCCTAAGTAAAATCGAAATCATGATGCCTAATGACTAACCTTATCACCGTATCCAAAGCCGCTGCCTTCCTCGGGGTCACTCCGAGGCGGGTGCAGGCGTTGATCGCCTCGGGGAAGCTCCGGGCCCAGCGCATCGGGCGTGACTATCTGATCGATCCAGCAGACCTCCCGACCTTGGAGCGCCGTCCACCCGGACGACCCAAGAAAGTTTAAAACCTTTTAAAAGGATATGCGAGATGAGACATTTCGTGCAATTGACAGATGCCATTAGTGGCAACCCCGTAATAATCAAGAAGAAAGAAATATTGACCGTGCTCCAAGTAGGCGGGTCTGATGTTCACCTGACCGTCTCCAAGGTGTTTACCAAGCAAGGGCAGAACTTTGAAGTGTCCGAAACAACAGAATTAATTTACGAGTTGCTTGAGCCGGATCTTGCGAAAAAGCAGAGCGATGAGGTTGTAGAAGAAGCAGGGTCGGATTTCCTAGGTCTACCTATTTCTTCTTTAGGTTTGCCCGCTGGTACAACATACACACTTGATACACACTGCGCACCACCCGCAACCATTTCAAACCTTTTAAAATTTTCAGAAGAGGAGCTAACAATGCTCCCCCGCATTGGGTCTGCTGCTGTGAAAGCTATTAAGATAAAATTGAAGGAAGTAGGTTTTTATCTAAGGGCTTAACACGAAGCTTAATTCTTTGCGCCCCCGCTCTCCCTAGGCTCGCCTTCACCGGCGGGCCTTTTTTTTTGGCACGATTGTTGACGGATCGCAGATCCGTGGTTTAATCGGTCTATCGAAATCAGTGCAGTCTTTACGCACAGTTTCCCGAACTAGGGGCCTGTGCGTTTTTTTATGTCTCTCACCGAGACTGATGCACTGCCCTAATACCGCAAATATTAGGAAGAAATCCAATGACCGAAATCGAAACCCTGCGCTCCCAGCGCACCGCAAAACTTGCCGAAGCCAGAGCCATACACGCTCAAGGC